ATTTAGAACGTTTGCTCTTCTTTGGTCTATCTTCCATTTGATAACATCACTGATAGTTGTAGGGTTTTTAACACCTTCAAGTTCAGCCCATTGACGTTCTGTTTGAGAAAGTTTTCTATTAAGACCATATTGTTTATTGATTGCTTTAACCATAGAGTTTTCTATTCTTAAAGCAACAGCAATTCTATCAAAGTCTGTTTGTGCAGAAAGGTATTGGTTAATAAGTTTTCTTTTTTGGAAAGCACCTTTATTGGTCTTTAATGGTTTAACTTGGTCCATAAATGCTATTAATTCTTCTGCTGAACCTGATGAATTAATACCTTTATGTTCTAACCAACCTGAAGGTTTTTGTAAACCTGACCAAGAAATAACTCTAATAGCGTGGTCATATACTGATTGTTTAATTGTTTTTGTAGACCATTCAAGTCCATCAATTCTATTTAAGTTACCTGTTTTAAGTCTTGATGTTTCATTCAGGAATGCTCTGGCTTTAGCGTTAGATATTCCACCACGCACATTTTCAACAAAAGCAAAACGTGAAGGCATAATTGCTCTATCACCAATAAATGGTGATTCAAGTGAAGCATCAGCAACACGGTTCATTATTCCACGAAAACTAGTACTACGTTTCTTAATATCATCTATGATATCTTCGTACTTTAAACCTAGTTCTTTGTCTTTTAAAAGCATTTCATTTACGTCACCATTGTAACGTAAGTCTGCTATGTATTGTAAATCGTGTTTAGAAAGTTTAGGTGACTTGGCTCTATCAATAATATCAGCAATTGATGCTGCTTCTTTTTGTAAACGTGCTAATGCTTGTTCGTCACCTAGCATAGAACGGAAACTATCTTCAGCAATAGGTTTTGCTTTAATACCATAGTTTGCTACGTTGATATCACCGAATACACCAGCGATAAGTTCAGGGTTATTAGACATTTTTGCAACAGGATGTTTGTATAATCCTGCAGCATCTGACTGTAAAGCGTAGTCAATAAAGGCTGAAGCACCTTTAGTTGAGGTTACTTTCTTTATACCTTCAATGTCACCTATTGGTGCTTTAGGGCTAATTAGTTTACCTTTAGTAATTGCACCTATTTCTGAACCTACAATGAAAGGGTCAGCATACCAAGATACAGCAAAGTCTCCTGCACCTGTTGCCCATTTACCTAAGATTTCTTCATCAAACGCTTTACGGCGTTGTTCATCATCGTAGATATTAAAATCTGCACGAGCACCTGTTGGTGTTTTTTCTTCTTGACCTGCTAGTTTAAAACCTGTGCGTATTGCTTGTGCTGGTAAATTAAATGGGGCAAGGTCTGATGCACCAAACACTGCTTGCATTGGAGAAATTTTTTGTGCAGGTCCACGATATGTGGCTGCAATATCTGATAGTTGGAATCCGTCTTGAAACTCTGGGTTATCTTTGTCAGTTAAAAGTGCTGCAGTTGAAATACCTGCACCAACAGCACGTTGAACTTCACCTATTTTATTGAGAACAGTACGTCTTTTAGTGTTTTCTGGTGCAGCATATTCTATTGCTTCACCTAGAACTGATTTAGTTTTCTCAATAACATTGTTATCAACCCAGTCAGCCCAGTCTGAAACTAAACTCATTCAGTTGATTCCTTTGTTAAAATGTTAATAATGTTTTGATGGTCATCCATAGTTAGTTCATCAATATGTGATAAACCCCAGGCAAGACCTGCGTTGTCAAATCCAAAAGCGTCAAGATAGTTTGAAAAACTTACTGCCCATTCTGATACTTCACCAGCCATTATAGGCTCCGTAAGTATTTTACAAATGTGCTAAGTGTTGCTGGTGCACCTTCTTGGTTAGCAGCAGTTTCAATGATTGGTAAGTATTGTGTTAACTTTTGTAAGTCTTGTTTACGTGGACTTTCAGGTCTACCTGATGCAATATTTAAACCAATATCTGCTGGTCCAGGTCCTTCACCAAATGGCATACCTACTTCAGGTGCTTCATTTGGTCTTTCAGTTGGTGCAGTAATTGGTGTAACCTGTGGTAATTGTTCAAGTCTGCTTGCAGATACTTTAGGTGTTGGTACTTTTGCTGGTTTTCCTGCCATTGGTGCGCCTCTTTGTTGGTCTAATGTTGCTTGACCTTCACCATAGGTTCCGCCAGCAATATATCTCATTTGTTGGCGTGAAGGGTTTAAATCTGTACGTTTGGCTTTATTGCCAACACCTGATACAACTTCTTTAGCCATTTATTATCCTAATTGTGAAAGTAGTTCTTGTAATCCTGCTGGTGGTTGTTGAGGTTGTCCTGTTTGAGGGGCTTCTGGGGCGGCTGCGACAGGAGCAGTAGGGACGGACGGCTCAACTGGTGCCATTGGAGGTACCCCAGAAGCAACTTGAGGGGCAGGAGCGGGTGCTGGTGCAAATACTTTAGTTACTGCTTCTTCTATTTGCGTACCTTTTTGGCGCTCTTTAATTACTTCTGCCATTTTCATTGCAAGTTCTGATGGGTCTTGTCCCTGTGCAACCATTTCTGGTATAGCATTTGCTAATCCAGCCATTGATGCGTTGAGATTATCTCTCATACGTTGAACATCTATTTGTTGTTGTTCACCTGTAACGTTCATTGACCAAGGCAATTCACGCATTACAAAGTCTCTTGATATCAAATCAGCACCAAGTGCTTGAAGTGAGAAGATTAATGCACGGCTTGGGTCAAGTCCTGACATTAAACCGTAACGTACTTGAATTGAATAGTCGCCTCTGATGTCTTTACGTGGGCTGTATTCTAATTCGTATTTAGCACCATTAGATACTGCGTTAATTTTCTTTGGTGCTGGGAAAAGTTTCTCATCCATTTTGAAGCATAGTTCTAATACGTCTTCAAATGTGTCTGTTAAAATTTGTTGACCAGTTTTAACTTGTGTGTCAAATGCACCAAGTAAGGCTTGTACACCTTGTCCTGTAATGATAGATGCATCAATGTTACCTGAACGACCTTCAGGGTAACGAGCACCCATACGCATTTCTTGTTGTAATAGGGCGGCTTCTGTGAACGCAGCAGGAGGAACTTCTAAGCCTACACGGCGAATGTTCTGCGGTTGAGCGGTCCTAAGCACAGCATCTGGACCAAAAGCAAACTCTTGCAAGTCGTTTGGTACAGCCAATGGTGCGTTGATAGATTTCTCTGCAGCGTCCATTGCTAACTGTGCAAATCTTGCGCGTGCTATTTGTACCCAAAGAACATCATCAAATTGACCGCGTGGTTCATTGTCAATTCCTGGGCGCATAGCAACGCGAACCATCACTTCACCCATTGGGTTATCTGTGCTGGTTAAAACTAGGTTACCTCTGTTAGGTAAGTATAATAGGATAATGTTTTTATCTTCATAACGAATCATTTCTAATTCGGAATAAAGGTCAACTTCATCTAGTCTGTATCCGTTAAGGATTTCTCTTTCAAATTCTGGGAATTCAACAATAAGTTCAGCAATTGTTTTAATGTATCTTTTTGTGAAAGATACAACACGACCATATCTGTCAAACTCTGGGTATGAACCTAGTGGGTTTTCTACACGGATACGTGGAAGATTTGCTTCTGTATCTGCTTCAACAATGATAGGTAAGAAACCATAGGTTCCGTACCAGTCAGCACCTGTGTACATTTGTGTTTGTAAACGTGCGTGTTGAATATAATTATTTGCAATAAGGGTTTTTGTGTCAGCAAACTTTTTTGCACGGTCAGAGTTAAGAGTTGATGTGCAGTTAAATGAAGGTAATGGTGCTAAGACCTCGCTGACGTCACGAGCGGCAACGTCAACGAAGTTTGCTATCATAGCCTTGGTTGCGCCTTCAGGGAACATTTCAGGAAACACGTTAACAAGGTTGCCCCTGCGTACTTCAAGGATGTCGCCCATACGAGCGTCTCTGCTGGCGTTGCGGCGTTTTAATGCCTCAACTTTGGCAGCAATTTTAGTTATGTTTATTGACACTACTTACCTCTAAGTCTTTTTTGATTTCTTTTGTATTCAAGATTAAGAACATCTTTATTAGCACCGTACTTGTTTCGAGCCTGTTCAGCCCTAGCAAGACTTTCTCTAATTGTTGAGGTGTTCTGTTTATCTACTTTTTTTTTGAAGGGTTGTACTTTTCTGGGAACTTCCTTCTTAATGCTGAAGTTCTGCCAATGTTTCTTTCTAACTCTGATGTTGGTTGGCTTGCACGAGTTGTTCTTGCAGGTGCTTTAGAGTTACTTAAAGCCTTTCCCATTTTATTAAGGGTTTGGTCAAGTTTCATTTTCTTTGCAGGTACAAGTTTACGAGCAGCAACAACTCCACCTTTACGTGCAAGTCCTGCACCACCAGTCATTGAAGCAACTGTAACTACACCTTTAGCAACAGACTTTGCTTGTTTAGCAACATATGCTTTTTTCTGTGCAGGGGTCATTGCTTTAAATTTTTTGGAATTAGCACTGATTGCTTTTTGTACATCAGCAGCGCCACCTTTACGGCTGTAGGCTCTTGAGGTACCCATTGATTTCTTTTTATTATCTTTAGCCATTGTTGCTCCTTATTGATAAAACATTTCTGATTGTTGTTCAGCAAACGCTTCATCCAAATCAACAATGAATCTGCTTGCCAATTGTTTCCTACTAGCCCAACGTGAAGTCATATAGTTTGTGGTAGAACCTGAACGTTCAACCCATTCCCTTACAACAATCTCGCAGAACCACAAAGCCATAACCATATCAAATGGTTGACCTTTTCTCATATCTGGTTTCCAGACAATGAGTTGGTTAATTAAAGCCTTAATCCCTTCACTATTGCTAGTTGAAGGTAAATCTATGAGGTTGGAGTTTCTAACGAATTTGTTTTCGCTAGACGTTCCAAACAACGGAGCCATCGATGCAATCCCGAAATCGACGTCCCATTTGTTGTTACCAGTGAAGTGCTCACGAAATACGATTCCACGAGAAGCAAGAAAATCACGTATCGCTTCGTCTTTCGTAAGGAATAACTGAAACGCATTCTTCTCCACTACTACAACGTTAGGTTGATATTTTAAAGTCCACTCTTGAATTAAGTTTCGAATTTTTTCAGGAGTAGGTTCCGTCATATTTATTGCATCAAGAACGTAACGTTTCTTGGTTTCAACATCTACAGCCATTATCACGGCTGCTGTGGCACCAGACATTGCAGGGTCCATACCCATAACAATTCTGAACGTACCATTATCAGGATGACCTGGTGAACCTAAACGTATAGGACCAACTTTACGCATCCCACTTATAGAACTTTGAACACATATTGGTGGGAATATGGAATCTTCTTCAACATCTTGCTGTTGATATACCATAGCCCAAGTTTGGGGGGTGACTTCTGAGCGACGTTGGTAAAGCGCAGGACCATCCCACTTTGGATATAGTCCATCAGAATCAGGTGTGGTGTCCTCGTCACCGTCCCAAGGACGGTCGCTTCGAGACCAGAGCGTCACCCAGTCGTCACTTTTATCCGCAACCTCAAGAACTGCTGGCATAGCCAAATAGGTGAAAGGGGTTTTGCCCCCAGACCAATGTTCTGGATTGCGAAGTTCACGGTACAAGTCATTAGAAGCAATGCGTGTACCAACAATAAGAAGTTTACCGTTTTTACCAAGACGAGTAATAACTTCTTGTTGCAACCACTTGATTTGCTTTTCCCATTCGTGGGCGTTAGCACCAGTGATGCAGTCATCAAGAATAATTAAATCGGCGCGTGCACCGTAAATTTGTCCACCCATACCAAGGGCTTGAATCGTTGGGTCTTTCTCAGAAGAGTCCCTAGCCTCAGAACCAAGATACACTGTGTCAGTACGCCAAGTATCAGCATCCTGTTCCCAACCACCTTCAGGACCATACATAGCCTGAAGTTTCTGCCACCTAGGATGAGACAATCTTTGCTTAATAGCGTAAACAAACTCGCGTGCCTTATACAAAGTCTTAGACACAATAATGATACGAACATTAGGGT